CGTGTTTTTTTTTTTGATTTCCGGTAATTCTCTTATTACCATTTGACTTCTTATTTTTCGTCATTTTGCTCCAACCATCCTCCATTTATATATTTAACAATTCATACAGTACACACGTCTACGTTTCCTTAGTCGTCGATTCGACCTTCGTGGGGTACTTGTAGATACATCATTGAACTGATCAGTGTAGCTATCAAAAGGATCATATTGACTAACTCTTTGTTGATTCACGTCACCCGTCCCCTTCGTTGTCACTGGTGAGGCGCTCGCCCCGGGGGTAGTTGAACGGACAAAGTTGTTTGCCGATCCAAGCGGCTCTTCAGCCGCAGTATAAACTGGTAAAATTTGGTCGCTCATAGAATTTTGTTTCAAAGCAGGTTCGTATTGACGCGCTTGATTCAAGGAAGACTGAGGATCTGTCTTATAATAAGCCAGTACCTCTTTACGGTAACGATCACCGTTAGTCACCTTGTCGTTCAAGCTCACCATGTTTTTCACAGCGCCATAAACAAGACCTGGCACACCAAAGCCAATGTTTGAAACAAGATTAGAAAAGCTTTTGCTCGTGGAGTTCCCATACAAAACAAGACCTCCTGCAAGACTTGGATAAAGTCCTGCAAGTTTCTTAGCTTCTTCGTTATAAATCGAATCAGCCGCATACCTGTGTCCTGAATCCGAAAACTTAGCATACGCAGAGTCATGTAAACGCGATAAAGCGTCCAGTTTACTCTTTGGTTCCGCTGTTCCGAATTCCACGGAAGTCTGTAATTTCCCGTCCGATATATACGGCCCCGTATAATTCTCACTGAGATATGGGGTTGTATAATCGGGCAATTCATTCATTTTGCTCCTCCACCGACCAATATACATAAACACACATACATTATATAAACATGCAGTAACGTTCCGGTTTAACGTCTCGGAAAGACGTAGTGATGATTAAACGTCACACTCCATACCCTTGCTCTTATAGCAAAGATATTGGCGTGACTTGAGATAAATCAATGGGAATTTATCGGGATAATTCTTGCGGAACATTTGAAACATTCCACGTAGGAATTTATATCGTTTCACGTCCCAACAATAATTTGCCATATGGCTCGCAAGAGCACTAGCCAAATCATCTATCTTCACCACGCGCATATGTTGAACATGTTTAGTCCAACGCACGGGAAAGAATTTCCAAATTCCCTCATCTTTCTTAAATTTCGTACTGAAGAACTCGGCTCCATCGAGTGTATCATGCGAAACAAATTCAGTTTGTTTCACACCGAGATCTTCAGATATACGGAGATACGTTGCTAGGTCAAAGCCGGGCGGGAACGTTTGGAGAACATCGTCTCC